TGAAGAACACGGTGAGCAGATTGCGGTCCCCCACGGTCGCCTCGAGCTGGGAGACCACCCCCACCACCCGCTGCCAGCTGGTGGCCGCGTTGGACGGTATCCAGACCTCGACGACCACGCGGGTGCCGAGGGTGATGTCGGCGACGTCGGCGACCGACTCGACGACCAGGCCGAACGATCCGGTGATCCGGTCGGCCTGGGCGGGGAAGAAGTCGACGGACTCGGGGACCTGCCAGCCGAAGGTGAGGGGCAGCGCCACCCCGAACGTGGGGGTGTCCCCTTCGGTGACGTCCCACACGTGGGCACCCACGGTGATCCTCACCCGGTACGGTCCGGCCGGCATCTCATCAGCCCGTCACGATCGAGGTGGTCTGGGACCTGCGGGCATACCTGTCCAGCAGGTCGACGATCTGTCGGGCGGTGGAGTCGGGGTCGATCGCGCCGTTGACGGTGATGTCGATGTGCGTCACCGGGGCCGGCGTCTGGGCGGCCTGCCGCGGGTCCGGGGTGGTCGACACGCCGCGGCCGAACGGGTTGAGATCTGGCGGGTCGGGGAAGTCGATGCTCGCAATCTTGTTGATGAGGTCCTGGACCCAGCCGATGGCGGTCTGGATGGGGGCGAACATGGAGGTGAAGAACCCGGAGATTCTGCCCACCACCCCGGAGATCTTGTTCACCATGTCGTCGACGAACCCGGAGACGGCGGTCCAGGCGTCGGTGGCGAAGTCCTTGACCACGCCGAGGATGTCGCCGAACACGGTCTGCGCCTTGCTCCACAGGTCGCCGAGCTTGCCGACGACGTCGCCGATGAAGCCGACCACGTTGCCGAACACCGTCTTGGCGGTCTGTCCGAGGGTGTCCACGATCTGCCGGAACGTCTCGGACTTCTGGTAGGCCAGGACCAGGCCGGCGACCAGCAGGCCGATGGCGACCACGACCAGCCCGATGGGGGAGGCGGCCATCACCAGGTTCAGTGCCTTGGTGGCGGCGGCCATCACGTTGGTGGCGACGCTGGCGGCGGTGGTGGCGACGGTGGAGGCGATGGTCTTGGCGGCGTTGAGCACCCACTGCACCTTCTGGGACTCCAGGGCGAGGGTGAGCAGGTCGGATGCCCCGGAGATGGTGTCGGTGGCGATCGCGGCCCCCTCCAGGGCGGCGCCGTACTTCTCCAGCCCGACCGCTGAGAGGCCGCCGGCCAGTGCCCCCATCGCGCCGGTCATCATGCCGGTCTTGGAGGCGACGTCGTCGGTGGAGGAGGCCAGTCCCTCCATCTTGGAGGAGGCGTCGTCGGCGGTGGAGGCGGCCCGGCCGACCTCGTCGGCCATCCCCTGGGCGGCATCGGAGACGTGGTCGAACCCGGCCTGGGCGGCCGCCACGTCGGCGGAGACGACCAGGGTCAGGTCGACCGGGTTAGCCACGATGCTCCTCCAGGACTGATAGCGCTGTGGCCAGCAGTCGTTCGTCCAGGTCCGGGTCCAGCCACTGGGTGGCGGGCGGCCACAGGTGCCCCATCCCCAGAACTAGGGCGAGTCGGTGACGAGATGCGGGGTCATAGGGTCCAACGGCATCCCCTCCTCACCCTGCGGGTCCTTGACCAGCTCCAGGTCGAGGACCCGGGTCTTGAACAGTGGGAACTCCGGCACCGACACCCCCGAGCGTTGCAGCGCCGCCCAGCACCACAGGGTGGCCCAGGTCATCGGTTGGGCGGTCATGGCCTGCAGCCCGTACCGGGGGCCGGCCTGCTCGGCGACCAGCTGGTCGGCGTGGAGCACGGTGACCCGGTGGGTGTCATACCCGAGTTCGGGGCCCAGGTCGACGGCCTCGGCGGCGGTGAGGTCGTCGCGGGCCACCGTGACGTCATAGGAGCGCAGCTGCATCAGATGCCCCCGCTGAGGATGTCGTCGGCCCACTGGGCGGCCTGGGTCTCCAGTGCCGGTGCGGCGGCCGCCAGCGCGTCGGTGGCGAACGGCCGGGCCGGCATCCGGCGGGTTCCGAAGTTCACATACACCGCATAGCCGACCCCCCACCGGACCCGCGCCGACAGCGGCCCGTCGACGGCGACCGACACCGACGCGGCCAGCCGGCCGGTGCTGCGGGGGGTGCGGCCTCCGGCCAGCCGGGTGACCTCGTCCGCAGTTGTCCGCAACGGTTCGGACGGGTCTCCCAGCTGGTCGGCCATGCCAGCCAACGCGGCAGCGGCGTCGCCGACAGGTCCGGTGTCGATGGTGAAGCTCACGCGGCGGCCCCGAACACCGGGGTGCCGATGCACGCCCACTCGAAGTCGGAGGTGGGGCGGCTGGAGACGTCCCCGCCGATGGTCAACGGCACGACCCGGCAGGTGCCGGTGACGCTGCGGGCGTCCGCGGTCGACGGCACGAACTCGAAGGGGACCTCATCACCCATGTTGGTCCACGTGTAGTCGACGATGCCGGAGGCGGCCAGGTCCTGCAGCACCGTCCCGGAGACGGTGAAGGTGTAGTCGGCGGTATCGGAGGCCGGCAGCACGTCCCCGCATAGCACGTGCACGGCGTCCTCGGTGGTGACGTTCTCGGTCGGGTTCACTGCCAGGGTCGTGACCTGGCAGGACACGTCGAGCGGTGCGGCACCGATGGTGAAGGTCCCCGGCCCCATCTTGTAGGACTGAATCGGCATCAGGTGTCTCCTGTCATCTGGAAGAGGGCGTCATAGAACGTCGCCGGGTAGGGGGTTGCGGAGTCGGGGAGGAGGGCGGTGGAGTCGGTGGAGCCGGCCCCGGAGTTCGGGGGCAGCACGTCGGCGGCCAGCTCATACATGTCGTCGAGGTAGCCGAGGGCGTCCCAGGTGCCGACGTCGGGGGAGATCAGCCACAGCTGGACCCGCAGCGTCTCCCCGCCACATAGCAGATCCGGTATCCGGGACAGGCGTTTGATCCAGCCGCCGGGCAGGTTCACGTCCCGCGGGTCGATCGCGGTCGGCACCCCGCCGGCGGTGAGCGCGTCGGCGATCTGCTGCAGCGCGTCCCGGGTCTTCACCCCACCCCCGGGACGGCCCAGGTGCCGGTGCGCAGGAACCGCTCGATGTCGGAGTCCCACTTGGAGACGAACGTGGTTCCGCCGTCGGCGAACTGCTCGATCCCGGCCGGGGAGTTCCGGCGGCGGATCTCCCGGGCCGCATACATGACGGCCCCCTGGTAGACCTCGTCGTCGGGGACGTAGGCCGGTGGGTCGTCGGTGGTCCACTGGTCGAACCGGCAGCGTTCCACGTACTTCTCGGTGGCCGCGCAGACCCGCACCAGCTCGGCGTCGTCGACCGCCGGCCCCGGCATCTGCATGCGCAGCCAGGTGGCGACGTCGGCCGGCTCCAGCCAGGTCACGACATCGCCTCGAGGCCGGCCAGCAGGGTGGAGCGGTTCCGGCCCGCGGCCTCCCGGTCGCGCAGCTCGGCGAGCTCGGTCGGGGTGAGCACGGCGGCGTAGGCGATCACCTCGGCGACCGTGTGGTCACCGGGGTCATAGGCCACGTCGCTGGACCCCGCCGGGGTGGTCGGCGTGGCGGCCGTCAAGGGGTGGGGGTCACCTGCGCCTTCGCCAAGCCGTCCGGGTCGTGGACCTGCTGCGCCCAGTAGCCGAACAACCCGAGGTCCACGCCACCGTTGGGGACGTTGATGGCCTGCACGTTGATGGGGCCGGTCTCCCACAGTGTGGTGGCGTCCCGGTCCCCGCCGCCCATCTCCCCGGCCCCGAGGCCGGGGTCAACGCCGATGGTGATCCCGGCGACCGTGGTGGTGCCGGTGCCGGACAGGTCGATCGACCCCTGCGCCTGCAGCCACCACGGGACCTCAGCCGCCGGAAGGGCGATGAAGTCCCCGAACACGTCCGCGGCCATCGCCAGCCACGACACGCGGGCCCCGTTGCCGACCAGGAACGCCGCAATCGCCTGCAGCCCGGCCACCAGGCTGGCTTGCGCGCCTAGGTCGGTGGCGTCGTCCAGGATGCCCTCCGCGGCCGGCACCGCGGGCGGTCCGACGATGGCGGGGTGCCCGGTGAGGAAGTAGGTGCCGGACTTCTTCCGGTAGTCCTGGGCGGCGGCCTGCAGGAAGGCGTCCACGAACCCGGTCGGGAAGTCCACATAGATGCGGTCCAGGTCCCAGCCGCCGGCGATCCGTTGCGCGGTGGCCTGCGCTGGGCCGATCTGTGCCGGGCTGGTCGGGACCTCCGCCTTGTTCCCGGCGTACGGGGCCACCACGGGTTT